GTGGTATTGTGCATTATTATTTTAACGCACAACCCGGATTAATCAGGTTTTCTGAGTATATACCCGTTAGTACTCAATGGATACAATTGTTCAAATGAAAGTATTGTGTTACGAGTCGATGATATTATTAATGATACCTTCAGACGTAAACGCACCAAGGCCGGAAACTGCCATTGGTAGGTTGATTTCCGATGCCGCTGTTTCAGGTGTTTTGCGACAATGCGATTTCACTGCAGCGGAAGCCTCTCAATGTTTTGTTCCAATTATCACCGGAAGATCAGAATGCATTGAGACGCGATTTTCTGGAAGAGAAATACAGTTTCGCAATTTTTCGTATTCCTCACAATCATTCGCTGCTGCGCATCGAGTGTGTGAAGCGGATTATATTTATAGTCGATTCCAGACGAGAAATACCACGATCATTGATATTGGAGGAAATTTTTGCACCCATAGTAAAATGGGTAGAGATAATGTTCATTCATGTTGCCCGATATTGGACGTTCGTGATGGAGCTCGGTATACTGACAGGTTCATGTCTGTGGCGGGGGCTTTGGAAACCCAGCCTGACCGTGAGCTCAGACTGAACTATTGTTCCAATAAATTTGAAGATTGTGATGTTTCCGCACCATGGGCGATGGCGATTCACTCGATTTCAGATATACCGATCACAAGTGTTGTTAAGCATTGTTTCCGCAGAGGGGTCAAGAAATTGATAGCCTCTGTGATGATGGATCCCATGATGCTTGTTGCTTCTCAAGGTTTTATGCCCAGATTGAATGTTCAATGGGAAATTGAACCTGATGAGGAGAACAAAGGTTCCCGGCGAATTTCTTTTCATTTCGTCGATGCTCCTGGATTGTCATATACTCATAACTATGACGTGCTTATGCAGTACATGACTTGTAATCAAGTCATAATCAGTGGGAAAGCCGCGTATCGAGTTGAGCGCGTTGCAGATCTGTCTGGTGTTTTTATTGTTGAGATTAACCCTGGCGGCAACTGCTGGAATGAAAGACTGGATCTAGTTCCCATGCGAGATGTTTCATGCGCGTGGATGACTTCGTTAAAACGTAAGACCTTAGTGCGGGTTGCCATCCCGCAATATATTCATTCATGGGAAGTTAAGTATGTGATTGCCGACACTGATTTTGTTAGAAGAGTTGCTGAAGTGTCGTTCCGTCAGTATAAACCAGAAACACCATTACAGGATTTGGTGAAATCTGTTGCGACGATGATTTCCTCTGCTTCTAACCATTGCATTATCAATGGTGTCACCATGCAAACTGGTACACCGTTGGCCATTGAGGACTATGTCCCAATGGCGGTGACTTTTGTTGCCTTCGCTAAATCAAGATATGATTCGATAAAGGAAGGCATGAAAATGGTTAGGCAGAGAGGTACTAATATCGCGGATCCTAATGATCATTATGATTATGAGAAAGATGGATCGGATGTTAAGAGTTTTTCAAATCACATAATTCCCATGAAGAATACCATCAAGTCTCTGTTTTTCCCCATGAAAGTGAAGATGAATGATAATTCTATGCTCATTTATAGTCAAGGAATCTTGTCAACTGTTGTTGATGAGATAAAAACACTTTTTGGATGGGATGTTTGGGACACTGACGATGCGGTAATACAGTCTCTGCCCTCTTTTTATAAGATGGAGGATGTTTTTCAAGTTACGTCTGACCACTATTGTTTATCACATACATTATCTGTGGATTGGTGGTTGGAGGGACTGTATGATTCTTACCATGACATGCGTGTTGCGCATAAAAAGAAACTTGATGAAGAAGAATCTCGGAAGACCAAGGTCGAGAATGCCTTATTGAAAATTGCTGAGGTTTTGGAGAAACCTGATGTTAGCGATGGTCTTAAAGCTCTTTCAGAATTGCCCATAATATCATCATTATTGGAGAAGAAGAGCGAAGAAATCGTTACAAAACCTCAATGCAGGGATACTGAAAAACCCCATATTAATCCCTATGCTGATGCAATCAAAGAGGCGCAGGCCTATTACGAAGAGCTTGAGGTCGTAAATACTCGCAATTTGAGAGGTGTTGGTGATTACCTCTTTTGGCGAAAGAAGTCGAACTATGCCAGCGTTTGGGGCGCTGATGAATCGAGAGTGGTTCTTGAACCTATGGCAAGGAAGTTTTACTCTCGAGATAGAAATGTTTCCATACCCGAGTATGAGCGAGGTATGACGGTTGATGGTTTCGTCTCCATTAAATGGGTGGACGGAAACATTACTGAGGACACGTGGAAGTGTCTTTCCAAATACGCAGTTGTTTTGCTCGACTCTTCTTGCGTGTTTGATGCCGGTTCACGTATTATGCCAGGTCTGAAAAAGGCATTGGTAATGGATGCAAATTTCAAAATCGTGATCGAGGATGGTGTGGCAGGATGTGGGAAAACAACATCTCTCCTCAAGCAAGCTAAGCCGGATTCGGATTTGTTGTTAGCTGCCAACCGTGAGACTGCAAATGACGCAAAAGCCAGCGGCGTTATTCCTAAAGCGCTTGAATACCGAGTGAGAACTGTGGATTCTTACTTGATGTTGAGAACGTGGTTCACAGCCGAGAGATTGCTCGTTGATGAATGTTTCTTGGTCCATGCTGGCTTGGTCTATGCAGCTGCCACCTTGGCACGAGTGAAGGAAGTAATAGCTTTTGGTGATACAAAGCAGATTCCATTCGTGTCTCGTATACCAACTGTCAAACTCAGACACGCGTCTGTTGTTGGGACGTTGAAGCCAAGAACAATTACCTACAGATGCCCTAGGGACGTGACGGCAGTCCTTAGTGAGAAATTTTATGGTACTAAGGTTAAGACGTTTAATCTTGTTAAACAGTCTTTGGAATTGAAAAACATAGATTCTAGTACCGAAATACCTGTAGAAAAGGATACGCTATATATAGCGCATACCCAAGCTGATAAACATGCTTTGATGCGTTTACCTGGGATGAATGGTATAGAAGTGTTAACTACTCATGAAGCCCAAGGGAAAACAAGAGACCATGTGATACTTGTGCGTTTAAGTAAAACTACCAATTTATTATATTCCGGGAAAATGCCCGATGCTGGTGGTTCGCACAATCTTGTTGGTCTGTCCCGGCATAAGAAATCTTTGAGATATTTTAGTGTCTTTGCCGATGATCCAGACGATCAAATTGCGACTGGAATTCGCTGGTCCAAAACATTGGATGAGCAAGAGTTAGCAGCTTATAGAGCTGCTGGTTAGTGTTTTATTTATAAAACCTGGTTAAGGGTCCTCCGGGATGTGCTCAGCACCTAGCCTAAGCCAAGTCCATATGCCCACCTATGCTGCTCCGGGTGGATGCTTATACATGCTATGGATGCCTACATTTGAAATAATGTAGATGCCTAATACTCTCTCTCAGGGAGAGAGTTTAGATGCCTCCAAAGGAGATGC